ACACAATATATATCAGAGGCATTAACAAAAGTAAAAAGATTTAAAGATCGTTATGGAGTACACGTTTTCCTTGTCGCACACCCGACAAAAATTAGAAAAGAGAATGGAGCCTATGTTGTCCCTACTCTCTACGACATCGCAGGTTCGGCACATTTCTTCAATAAATGTGACAATGGTTTTGTGGTCTATCGAGATTACGCAACTGGAGAGACACAGGTCCACATTCAGAAAATCAGGTGGTCTTTTGTGGGAAGAGTTGGAGAAGTTAGATTCGTATACGATGTAAAGTGTAAAAGATTTACAGAGATCGGTAGCGATGAAAGATTTAGCCCTATAAATGATTACGAACAAAAAAATGATGAGATCTATGGAAACGAAGACATACCATTCTGATCCAACTTTCCAGTACGGACTCAGACAAGTGGCAATAACATCATATAAAGACGGAGAGTTAATTGGTTCAAAGGAAGCATTTTACGAAAATATAGAGGCTGTTTATATCTGTGTTGATAAAAAATATGTTGAAATAATTGAAGTTTTATTTGCATTTTGTGAGAAAAATGTTAGATATTTGCGAAAGAATAATTTAATACCAAAGGAAGTAAATGAAAAACTCAAAGCCAACGCAGGTAATAGAACTTGTAAAGAGCTTGGTATCGCCAAGCCAAATGGTACAAAAAAGTACCAGGAAAAATATCTACATAATTTATACAAATTCGTCTACTGGGATTTTATTCAAAATCACTCAATAGACCAGGTGAAAGAAATGTTTAACAAGATAAATCAATAATAAAATGACAACAGAAAAAGAAGAAAAGAAAATTCATTTTGGAGACATCCTAGAGTATGTGCCAAATGATCGTAAGGAAAGATTTATTCATGACCTTATTGTATATGTCCCTCACTTAAAAGAAGAGGCAGACAAGTTTAGCCATGTGATTCACAATGTTGCTATAGGTACTAATATGAGAAACTATATAGACCTTATGAAAGATGTGGCTAAGAAGGTGTATAACGCATCAGGTGAAGAAAACAGAAAGAGAGAAAATGTAGTCTATAGACAATTGGTTTTCTGGATGATGCATAAAACACTCCCTGTAACATTAGGCGGCATCGGGAGCGAGTTTAAAAACAAAAACCACGCAACAGTCCTCTATGGAATCAAAACATTCGAGGATACAATTTTGACCTCTTGGAAGGATAGAATGTTAGTTCAATATTTTACTGAGAGAATGGAAGAAAGTGGATATCAACAACCAAAGCAAGCATACAAGCAACTATTATATAAATTAAAAATAGAAGAATAAAGTTATGGAAATTACAATTGATAAACCGCATCAAACTGTTTACACTTTTAACGGTGAAGTTACTTTAGATATGAAGTACTCATATGTTCTAACTAAGATCGTAAACTTTGCAGGAACAGCATATGAAGTAGATGCTCACCCGTCTTCAAGTGAAACAAATTGGGGCAACTGGAATGAGATAAAAAAACAATTCGTTGAAGATATAATCGTTAAACACTATGAGACACATGGAGCAGAGTAAGACAGTATTAAATCAGATAAAGTACACTTTTGTAGAAGAAAAAAAATATTCAACTGTATTAGAAAATGTTATATCTGATCTTCGTAAAAGAGAGGAAAAAGGTTTAAAAGAATATGGAACCACAGTAGATAGAAAAGATCTAACTTTGAAGGATTGGTTAAATGAAGCATATGAAGAAGCACTCGATCTTGCCGTCTACCTACGAAGAGCTATGGATGACTTATAATGAAGAAACAGAGACTTACACTCCTGTTATTGTTACTTTAATGGATTACGAATACGAAGAAGATAAAAAATATGGAAAATAACTTGATGTTTTTAAAACACTTAATTAAGAATATGCATCCTGATTGGACGGATGCACAGGTAGAAATGGAGGCTGTTCGCACCTCCTTAAATCAAAACAATGATGATGAGGAAGGATGCCTCTACTGTGGATCATAAAATAACACACACACAAATGAAAAATTTAATCGAAAAGGTAGAGGAGTTCAACACTGCCTTTAATCTACCTATTAGAAAAGAAACTACGAATTTAGATCGTAACGAGATCGTTCTCCAGTACCGTCTTTTATTAGAGGAGCTTGAAGAGTATGCAGATGCAGCGGCTGATGGTAATTTAGTAGAGGTAGCTGATGCCATTGGTGATATGTTATACGTACTAATTGGGACTGCAATACGTCACGGCATTCAGGATAAATTAGAGGATATCTTTAATGAGATACACAGATCTAATATGTCAAAACTAGAGGATGGTAAACCTATCTACAATGATTACGGAAAGGTTGTAAAATCCTCTTCATACTCACCACCAAACATTAAATTTTTACTATGAACAACTGGCTGCTACTTGCATTAGCTATTTCATGTTTAATAGTTATTGCAGCTTATCTTGATGGGAATGATAACCAAAACGGATTCTCTGCATGATAATAAAATTAAACGAATCGGAGGTACACTTCCTAAGGACACTAGCCTCTACAAGATCTTTCTTCAGTAGAAAGAAAAATGTGGTGGACCAAAAGTTTGCCTCAGACAAGTCGGGGTTTGAAATTGACTTTGACGGATGCCTCTCTGAATACGCCTTCTGCAAGTGGCACAATATCCACTTCAACCTCTCTTTTGGAGATGATACATCAGGTCAGCCAGATTGCATATTTAAAAATTTAGCAATAGACATCAAAAGCACTCGCCTCCCAAAAGGGCGTATGATTGTTAAGTTGAATCCTCAACCAATGGATATGTATGTCCTCGCTATAGTTGAGGATGACTACACTATTCGCTTTGCTGGATACTCTCGTTCAGAGGATGTAAAAAAAGAAGAGAACATTCGTAACCTTGGAACAGGAGATTCGTATGTACTAGAACAAGATCAATTATTAAGATTTAAAGAAAATGCACACAAAAAAAACTAAGGTATCTTACTTCCACGATAAGGAAGAGAACAAAATGTTAGAAGTTACAGAATGGGCCAGTGGAGCCGGAGTGGATATTGCCATTACCAATGAGACAGGCAGACAATTAATCGCTCTCTCTTATAGAGACGCAAAGAACCTGCGTAGACTCATTAGGTATATACTACGTCCAAATGTTGATTAAAGGCTTTTATATAGAGGCTATGGAGGTCTTAACCAATAGTGGGGGAGTAGACTTCTTTGATCTCACGCCAACGGAACAATTAGTCACCACCATGTTTGATATTCGAGACGTGATGTCGATACGACAGGTTGATGAGTTACTGCCAGAATATACTGTAATAGAAATAGGCATGGGAAATCCACGCCTATTTAAACTGTCTTATGATTCTATTAAGTCTATCTTTATGAACCGAGATTCTATTTAGGCTTCTTACAAGACTCGTCCATCTTTTTGTAATTTACTCGTCCGCCTTTACCACCTTTTACAACCAATCCTTTTTTTCCACCCTTATCTGCCTTAGCCTTGTCTCTCCAATCTTTTGTTTTTGGAGTATTTGCGGTCTCTTCAACAGGAATGCCTTTATAGTATTGCTTTAATCCTAGACCTTGTTTTTTAATACCCTCGTTAAGGCTTTTGTTCAAAGCTCTCTCATCTCTTCTCATCTGTCTTTTTTCTTGACGAGCCTCCTTTTTAGGATTATTGTCAGTGGTCGTCCCTGTTAGAGGGTTAACCTTTGCGGTGGTATACATTGTTGCCATATTAATTTAATTAAAGATCACGTCCATCCATAGCGTATACATTCACCTTTGCGTATGGAATGTTAACATCTGTAGTGCTATTCAAAACACCCATTTCCGCAATGTAGCAGGCGTAACCATCAGAATCTAGATAATATTCTGTGCAATAATCATTTGCATTAACAAATAAATCAGAATTAGATTTATCAATTGCCGCTCCACTATATGCAACAGGTAAAGGATATGCTGAATTTCCAGTGATAACAAAAGAGGTTAAGAAAGTAACCTTGCTAAAATCAGTAAGTGGATCTCCGCTATTATTATTAACTCGGATATATTCTTTTCTATTTAAATCGAATGCGTTCATGGTATAAGATATTTAAGCAAATATACTATTTTTTCTTTTTGGCCGCTGCCTTTATTTTCTTTTCTTGAACGAGCATAGGTTTGCTCGGTTTATTAGGTTTCTTGCCAGTAGCTTTATTCTCCTGAGCTTTCTTTCTAATATTGTTCCATAGAGAGTTCTCAACTCCCAATTTATTTAATTTTTTCATGATCCCTTTACCCATTTTTTGTTTTTAGGTTGAGTTGTCTTACTTGGACTCCATTTTACTTTGTCTGACCAGTAAGCGGCACTTAATTTGCCTTTAGATATATTCTTAGCGTGACGAGATTTAAACGCCTCTCTCTGACCAGCAGTTTGATTAGTCTTAACCCCCTGTTGTCCAAATCGAATTGTCTTGACAGTCTCTCCCTCCTTTGCCACTACAATGTGACTTTTCTTAGGGTGTCCTGGAGTTCTCTTTGGCTTATTAAAACCTGTTACTCCTGCTCTTGCTAATCTAGAATCTTTCATTTACCTTGTGATCTATATGGTTTTTTATAATTGCTAGATCCCTTAGACACAGAAGTCTTGGTTTTAGCGTGGACACCCGGTCTTCTCACCTTAGGCTTCTTTTTAAAGTTAGAAGTTGTTTGAACCTTTGCCATATCTTATGATCTCTTTAATTTATTAACTTTCTTATTAGCGGCAACAGCATTCTTAGCTGAGTATTTTCTACCTGTGTTAGCATCAGTAATAGAAAAGCGAGCATTTCCTCCAGCTTTCTTCGTCTTAGTCATAGTGACATTACCGTCAACCTTGATCTTAGTCTTATTACCCTTATTATCTACCTTAACCTCCTTGGACTTAAGAACCTTCTTCTCTCCCCCAGCAAGTGAACTAACTTCTTTCATATTGTAGAAGCGGTCCTTACCTGTACCCTTCTTCCAAGGCATAGTTACAGAGAGAGCCTTTTTGACTTGCTCTCCAGTACCAGTATTCAAAGTAGTCTTACTCTTGGTAAGAACACCTGTCTTCTTATTGTATGCAAGAGGGCTTTTAACACTCTCCTTCTTTCCTTTATCTGGGAACATTGGCATGACGTAATTTTTTATTAGTTATAAACAAAGGTATTAAAAAAAATATTATCTTGCACCTATGAAAAAGCAAAAAAGTAAATGCCCTGAATGTGGGTACTATAACGCTCATCAATTGGGCTGCTCTCAGATCGGTAAAAAGCCACTCCTATGCGACATAATCAAGGATTATAAGTCAAGTCTTGACTCTGGAGAGGAATACAAACTTCCTAATAATATTTAAAATTGTTAATAACTTAATTTGCATATTGTTTTCCGTTATTCGTACATTT